GGGTGGGATAGTTTGTGATTTTGGCTTTATCTCTACTAAAAACGTGCCTTGAGCTGTAGTGTACTTCACATCAACGAAATAACGATGCCATTTCTTATCTAATGGATAAAAGTATTGTATAACTGTCTCCTCTGAAGACCATTTTAGTACTTGTGAATTTTCATCACACCATCTAAATACCTGTCTTTCCCAGAGAGACCTATAAACTATGTTTTTGAAGTCGCCTTCATATTTTGCTGGATTCTTACATCTGTAAAAACCTTTGTATGTAGCCATATAAATAAGAGTGTCCGTATGTAAAAGAATCATAAAGGTACAACATGCCAATCGACAATATACCCGCCGCGTTTGATAATGTTCAAGAGTTCGTTAAGAACACTTTAACATCTTTAAACTTTTTAAACCCGTTTGGTGCTAATGCTCCTCAACTGCGTTATCCAAAGGGAGACGTGCAAAAACATCAGAACGTCGTAAAGTTCGAGGCTATCGCACGCGTCAAGAAAAGCAGCGTCTTAGATTTTAAAGTAGCTAAGTTTGCTGAGAGCGCACTTGGTTCAGTAACTTTATATATGCCTTCTGGATTAAGCGTTGCTGATACTTTAAGTTATGATAATGCTGATACAGGTTTAGGTGGAGAGATCATGAAAGCGGGTGGTTCTGCAGCATCTCCTGGTGAATTCATCGATACATTAAAAGATCAATCTAAAGGTGTAGCACAAACAGCAGTTGCAGCTGGTACTGCAAAGGTTGCACAAAGTAAAGGTTTAGTTGGTGGTGGAGCAACTCAAGCTATCATCAACAGAGGCGAAGTCGTAAACCCTCATACACAGATGTTATTTAAATCTCCTTCGCTTCGTCAATTTCAATTTCAGTTTAAGATGTTTCCAAAAACTAAAGCTGAAGCTCAAGAAATAATTAAGATAGTTCAATTCTTCCGTGTAGCTGCATATCCAGCTCTTGGAAATGGTAGTGGAACCGATTCGATCAACATGTCTACATTTAAATTTCCAGATGTGTTTAAAGTTACGTTCTTAACTGGAAGTAAACAAAACAAAAATATTATTAAGATGATGGATTCTTATTTGACATCTGTTACAGTTAATTATAATCCAACCAGTCCAACATTCTTCGAAGATGGTATGCCATCTGAAATAGACCTATCTCTGACTTTCCAAGAAAGCAAAGCACTCAACAGAGACCTTATCCTCTCAGGAGGTTACTAATATGTCATACTTTTTCCAAGGTTTTCCAACCATGCAGTACGATGTATTTGCAAATGGAAGGCCGGTCGAAACCACAGACTTATTTAGATCTGTCAGACTTAAAAATAATTTACGTGATGATATATTACTCTATGAAAGATATCACATTCAAGATGGTGAAAGACCAGATCATGTGTCATTGAAATTGTATGGCACTACTGATTATTATTGGACTTTTTTCATGATTAATCCAGACATAGTAAATTCATACGCTGATTGGCCATGCTCTACTATTGAGATTGAAAATAAGATTAAAGTTAAGTATCAGGGCAATGTATTGTTGACTGACGAAGATATCTCTACTAAGTTTGTTCGTGGTGAAACACTGAGAGGATCCATCTCTTTAGCTACAGCCTCTATCATACAAAAAGATACTGATAAAGGCGTGATACGTTTATCAACGACTAATCAAGTCGGCAATTTCGTAGATGGAGAACTTGTAAGAGGTTTAACATCAAACGATCAGATAGTTATCAATAGTCAAAGACCGTATTCCGTTGCCTCAAATCATTTTGAAGATTCTCAAAGAAATTGGGTAAGAAAAGATTATCCTGGAGCAGTAGGTATACCAAACGATGAACACGAAAGAGAATGGAACGAGTTTAAAACAGACATTAAAGTTATTAGACCTGAATACATCACTCAAGTAGTAGACGAATTTTATAGAATAATTAATCCAGACGCACAATAATGTCATTAGGTAAATTTGACTACTCAGTTGAATCAGTTCAACTAACATCTTCAACAGGGCAAAAGCTCGAGATTAAAGATTTGGTGATATCGATCGATATCTATGAATCACTATTATCTCCATACATTAAAGTAGAGTTAGGTATAACTGACGCTTCTAACTTGCTTGAAACAGTCCCGATATTAGGACAAGAAAAAGTAGATTTGGTATTATTAGAAGGTAAGACCAAAATCAAGAAAACGTTCTATGTCGGTTCTGTGACAAATTACATTCGTGCTAACAATCAAGCTGCGATGTATACATTGAAACTTATCACTCCCGAACAGCTGATGAATAGTTTGAGACTTGTATCTCATGCATATACAGGTAAAATATCTGAGGCTGTACAAGGAGTCATGAAAGACTACCTAAATAAAAATGTAGATGTCACAGAAGATACAGTCGGTAACTATAAGCTTGTTATTCCAAACTGGAATCCATATCAAGCCATAGATTGGTTAACGCGAAAAGCCATGGATAAAAATCAAACTCCATTTGCTTTTTATGAAACATTTACTGGTGGTCATCATTTACAGTCTTACACGACTCTATTCAATCAAAAGACATACAATAAGTTTGTGCATAAAGGTGGTACATCAGCCAGTACTGATGCTGCACAATTAGCTGCGTCTTATAATGTAGCTATTGAATATGACATCAGAGATTATTCAAACACATATAAGAATACACTGCGTGGTGCATTTGGTTCTGCTATGCATACAGTAGATATTAGTACAAGATCTTATAAACTTTTGAAATATGATTATCTAAAAGACTTTGATAAGAAAGCACACTTAGATAAAGTGCCGTTTATCAATAAAGAATTTAAAGTAGAAAACAAACCTATCAATGAATATGATTCTGTGCACTACGTAGCTAATAAAAACTCAAAAGCTTGGGGTACAGCTTCGTATAACAACTATAACAATGAAGCAGAATTTACAAAATTAGAAGCAGATGCATATGTCTATCAACTTGGATTGACTACGATTAATATGGTTATTCGCGGAAGAACAGACTTATATCCTGGAAAGATTATAGAATTTGAAGTAGATCGAGATAGACCATCAATATACGGAGTTGCTAAAGATAGTAACGAATATATTTCTGGTAGATATTTGGTAATGCATACACATCATAAAATGGTTGATGGTAAATACACAATCATCATGGATGTAGTAAGAGATTCTCTTGGTAAAAAGGTTAAACAACGCGGTGGTAAATAAATTATGAAAAATTACATGAACTGGTTTACTGGTGTAGTGGAAGATCGTGATGATCCACAAGAATTGGGTCGTGTACGCGTAAGAATATTTGGCTTACACACAGATGATCTATCAAAGATTAGGACCAGTGATTTACCTTGGGCTCATACGATGATGCCTACGACGTCTGCATCTATTTCAGGTTTAGGATTTTCTCCAACTGGTTTAGTCGAAGGTTCGTGGGTCGTTGGCTTTTTTGCAGATGGTGAGAATTGCCAAGATCCAATAATCCTTGGCTCTATACATGGTTATCCAACTCAAAATGTAAACGATCGTAATGCATTCAAAGATTTTAATGGCAACTATCCTCGTTGGTACAATGAAACTGATGTAAGTAAAGTAGCGAGAAATGAATGGAAAGATCATGTGTCTTACTATTCTCGCTATGCTGAGCAGATTAAAGGGATAGAAAAAGCTACTAAGCCTTATATTCCTACAGTTGTAAGTGACTCCCCAGAAGAGTCCCGGGGCTCATGGGAAGAGCCAGAACCACGCCGTGGAGTTAGAGGAACATATCCATTCGTCCACACCTTTGAGAGTGAAACAGGCATCGTCCGTGAGATCGATGATTCTGAAAATAACTCGCGCATTGTTGAGCATCATCCCGCAGGAACGTTCTACGAGATATTTCCCGATGGTGACAAGGTAACTAAAGTTTCAGGTGAAAATTATACGATAGTTGTTTATGATGATAACATATTGATTCGTGGTACACAAAACATTACGATTGAGGGTGATCAGCGAGTATTAGTTAAGGGTGATTATGTCATGGAAGTTATGGGTGACTATAACCTAAAAGTACACGGCAATCGTTATACTAAGATCAGTCAAAATGATGCGATAGAAACAGTCGGTAATTTTAACTTAAACGTAAAAGAAGATTTCTTAACTCGCGTTGGTAAAAATCAAACATTATTAATCGATGTAGATAAAACTGAAACTATAGGCGGAAGTTCTTCGTTGATGGTGACAGGAAAAGTAGATAATATCTTCTTAGATACTATGAGTACATTCTCAAATGGAGCACAATCAGTGTCAACGAATTCTACTCAGCAGTTCTTATCAAAGAATGGTTTAGAGTTTGGTTCTGAAGCAAATTGGAACCTCAAGTGTAATGCAAATATGACGATTGAAACAGTAGGAACTTTATCAATTCAAAGCGGCGGTAATTTTAGTGTCGACGCACCTAGAGTGGATTTAAACTAATATGTCAAATTCTCCATGTGGAATTAATGCAGCCTTAGATGAAGCAAAAGCTGGAATCGATTCTCTTAAAGAAAAAATTTCCAATGGCTTAGAATCTATAGGCGATTTAGATTCTATTGCTACTACTATTAAAAACAAGTTGAAGGAAGTAAATGTTCCCAAACTTGAAAGCATCAATTTAAAAGAAGAGTTACTCAACCTTCCGAATTTAAATGCTGAAGAATACTCTGCTAAAGTTGCAGAACTAAAAGCGAAGTTTGCTACAGCAGTTCCTGACTTAGATGCTATTATTGCAAAGATCCCGAAACCCGTTGGCTTGAATGCTCAGGGTAATAAAGACATTTTCACTCAACTCAATGATGCGTTGGGCAATGTTGGTGCTGCTTTCCAAAATGTACAGCAACAGTTAAGTCAACTTTCTGTAGAGTCTTTGACAGCAAGTATATGTGATGAGAAAAAGGTTGATCCTGTTACTAAGAAAGAAGTTCCAGTTGTACCTAACGTTGAGGTAGTACAAAAAACTATTCCAGATCCTGTTACAAAAGAACCTGTTCCAGTCGTGATAGATCCTGTGACTACTAAAGAAGTTCCAGTAACTGAAGTAACTCCTCTTCCGCCTGGAGTTCCTGCAGTAACACCCACTCCAGTTTATGAGACTACTCCTCAAGTAAAACCAACTCCTCCAGTAGTCCCTCAAAAAAATCCAGTCGTTGAACCTAAACCTTCAACTCCTCCATCTAATGGATTTACATTTGCATTCACTAAAGAAAAATTGGTGGCTGCTGGTGGTGCTGCAGCAGGAAATTGGTATGAATTCTTAAGAGACACATTGCCAAAATATAATATCACAACACCAGAGCGTGTAGCTGCTTTCGTCGGCAACGTTGGTGTCGAGACAAGCTGGACTCAAATCGAAGAAAGCGTAAAGTATAGTGCAGATTTTATATTTAAAAATTTAAATCCTGGAAATAAACGATTTGCTACACTCGATGATGCTAGAGCAGCTGTAGCAAAAGGTGCAGAGTATGTAGCTAACATCATCTATATGGTTGAGCGCAAGTTATTAGATCCACAGCCAGGAGATGGTTGGAAGTATCGTGGCAGAGGTTTAAAACAACTTACGTTTAAAGATAACTATTTAAGAGCATCCAAAGCATTCTTTGGTGATGACAGATTAGTTAAAAATCCAGACTTGGTGGTTACAGATAAGAACATTGCTGTTGAGACTGGAGCTTGGTACTTTAAGACTAAGAATATCTCTGACTATGCGGATAAAAAAGCTTGGGGAGAATGCGGAGCTTTAGTTAACGCAGGTAAACCAAATGCAGATCCAGCAAAAGTAATAGATTATCAAAAGAGAATAAATGCTCAAGAAAAAGCATATAAAGCATTCATTGCATAATAAATAGAACCATGCGATCACAAAACTTATCAGACTTACCAATAGGCAATCGTCCAGCTAACTCTCAGCCAATGCGAGAGTTGACATTCGGGGGTAGAGAATCTACGTATGCAGACTTAGACCTATTATTTAGACCCAATCCTGTGACTGGTGATATAAATCCCATTCGTGATGTCGATGCGGTTAAAAAGTCTGTACAAAATTTAGTATTAACTAATTTCCAAGAAAGACCGTTTCAACCTGAAATTGGATCTGGAGTTAGAGGTTTATTATTTGAACCAGCAGATGATATTACAATTCATGGTATAGAAGAAGCTGTTCGTAGAGTTCTTGCTAACTTTGAACCTAGAGCTCGTATCCTTGAAGTCGATTCTGTCTTTGATGAAGGATTGAATGCATATAGACTTACATTGGAATTTCAAGTCATTACTACTGGACAAGTGGCAACAACAACTATCGTATTAGAGAGAACAAGATAACATGCCGATTAATGTAACGGAACTAGATTTCTTTCAAATAAAAGAAAATTTAAAGGATCATTTAAAGAGTCTTCAAGCTGGCGGTAAATTTACCGACTATGATTTTGAAGGATCTGGCATGGCTGTGCTGATAGATCTTTTAGCATATAATACACACTACAATGCATTGAATGCAAACATGGCGGTGAATGAGGTGTTCTTGGATTCTGCAGATCGTAGACAGAATATTGTATCACATGCTAAGTTACTAGGCTACATCCCTCGTTCTAAAACCTCTGCATTTGCAACTATCAACATCACTGTGAATAGTCCAACTGGTGCTCCTTCTAGATTAACTCTAGATAGAGGCACAGAATTTACAACTACGATTAATGATAAGCAATATGTCTTCACAGTCCTTGAAACACAAACTATATCTCCAGTCGGAGGAGTCTATACGTTTTCTAACGTTAAGATAAATCAAGGTATCTTAAAATCTACATTCTATGTTGTAGATTCTTTTGATGATTATCAATACTACGAAATACAAGACTTGAACTGTGATAGAGAAACGATTACAGTTAAAGTAAAAGAAAACTTATCTGCTACTTTATCTGATGTTTATACACTAGCTAAAGATTTTACA